GCAACCCAGACATACTGCTTTGATACCAAGGCGGCTTTGCAAGATGGTTCTTCACGCATAACTGTGTGGGATTCAATCACTCCAACGGCTTTTCTTTCTAAACGCAATGGAGACTTGCTGATTGGCAAGAATGGTTATGTGGGCAAGTATGGAACTTACCTTGACCATACAAGCACATACCGATTGCAGTATTTCACCACCTATGCTGACTTGGGACAGCCCAATGTCACTTCTATCCTGAAGCGTATTGCTGTAGTGGTGATTGGTGGCTCAAGCCAAGGCTTCATCATCAAGTGGGGATATGACTTCACAGGTCAGTATTACTCCACCACATTGCAAATTCCTCAGTCTACTGTTGCTGAATATGGTACTGCTGAGTATGGGGCAAATGGTGTTCCTGTTGCTTACTACTCAGATGGCATTTCCTTGCAGACTTTGGTTGGTCAAACATCAGGTTCTGGAAAGACTGTGCAGACGGGTTATGAAGTGCAGATCAATGGGTATCCTGTGAGCATTCAAAAGATTGAGATTCAAGCCAAGAATGGCAAACTAGTATAAGGATGTATCGTGAGTAACTACACTAAAACCACTAATTTCGCCGCTAAAGATGCTTTGTCGCCAGGGAATGCAAGCAAGGTTGTCAAGGGAACTGAGATTGATACTGAGTTCACTAACATTTCCACTGCCATTGCAACCAAGGCAGATGGAACCTTCACCAACTTCAGCTTTGTTGAGAGTGGTTCGTACTTGTACATCAGGGCATCAGGAACAGATGTGATGAAGATTGATACATCAGGAAATCTGACTGTATTGGGCAACATTGTGGCTAACGGCACTGTCTAATGAACGCAGTACAAAACAATCTCAATGTAACTTGCAAGTGTTTGCAGGTTCTTTTGGCATTGGGAGTGTGATATGGGAACAATTGTTGGAAATACTTATTACACAGGCGCTGGAGTAAGTCCTGGTTTAGGTGCATTTTATGGACAAGGCTCTCCAGAGACTGCATTAGCATCTAGTCAAGCAGATCAAATGCGATTGGCTGGATATAATGTAGTTTATGGAGAATATGTTCCTCCACAAAACAATGATCCATTTAGTTTTCTTGCCAGCATAGACCCAAGCACCGCTATTAGTCGTGAACTGACAAACCTATATCAACCTGTTGAAAAAACAATTAGCCAAAACCTGGCTCAACTGGATAAAGATTTAAGTCTTTCTCAAAATGCACCATTGATTGCGGCAATTGCATTGAGTGTTGCCGCCCCAGGCGTTGGTTCAGCTATTGGTCAACAGATGATAACTGCTGGTTTGCTTCCAGCGGCAACATCTGCGGCTGTAGCTACGGCAGTCGGCACTGGTGTGGCAAATGCCGCATTACAGGTTGCACAGGGCAAGTCTCCAGAAGAAGCATTAAAAGCTGGTGTTGTTGGTGCTGCTGGTGGTGCTGTTGGAAGTTATCTTGTTGGTGACCCTGGTGCAATAAATAATTTTGTCTCTAGTACATCAACCAATCTTTTGGCTGGCAAGCCTCCTGAAGAAGCTGTTAAGTCTGGGATTATCAGTTCTGGTGCTGGTCTTGCTGGTGGCACTGTTGCACAAGGAACTGGCTCTGCTGTTGCTGGACAAGTAGCTGCTGGAACTACTGCTGGATTACTTGCTGGTCAAACTGGTGAACAAGCATTGATTCGTGGTGTTTCCAACATAAAAGTTGATGGTCTTACATCATCAATTCCACCAAGTACAACTGCGTTTGACACCACACAAGACATTTCAGACACATCTGGGTTTGATATACCCTCACCAACACCACAAACAACGATTACTGGAAATACTGGAGGAAATATGGCAGACGAAACAATTAGTGACGATCCTTATGCGGTAATTGATCCAACCACGGGTCAATATCAATACAGCGTTGGCGATCCAGAGTTCAATCCATACGACTACCAGTTGGCTGAAACTGCACGACAAACGGCAACTCAATCTGGGTTAAAAGTTGGAGATGTTCTTAATTTTTTTAAAACAAATCCAAATGTTACAAAAGGATTGATTGGCGCTGGAGTTAGTGCTGCTGGTGGATTGCTAACAAGCCAAGCCAATGTAGAAGCTGCACGAATCTCTGCTCAAGCAATGAAGGATGCGGCAACAACAGCAGCAGAAGCACAGAAGTTCCGTCCTGTTGGCGTTACCACTCGCTTTGGTGCATCACAGTTTGGGTTTGATCCTACAACTGGTCAATTGACAAGTGCTGGTTACACAGTTAGTCCAGAACTCAAGGCGATGCAAGATCGCATCATGGCTTTGTCTGGTCAAGGCTTGACTGAGGCAGAAAAGGCTAGTGGTCGGTATGCTCCTTTGACTGCTGGCGCACAAGGCTTGTTTGGCCTGGGTCAACAATATCTGGCTCAGTCTCCTGAGCAAGTTGCCGCTGACTACATGGCAAAACAACAAAACTTGTTGGCTCCTGGTCGTGAGCGTCAGTTTGCTCAATTGCAAACACAACTGTTTAACACTGGTCGTGGTGGCTTGTCTGTTGGTGGAACTGGATTGCGTCCAGGTGGTGGTCAAGGTCTACGGGCGGCATCTCCTGAGATGGAAGCCTATTACAACGCCTTGGCTCAACAAGATGCTCAATTAGCGGCACAGGCAACTCAAGCTGGTCAACAGCAAGTTCAGTTTGGTGCTGGTTTGCTAGGTACTGGTGCTAACTTGCTTGGTGCTTATGGTCAGGGCTTGACAGGCGCTTATGCACCATTTAGCACTGGAATTGGCATAGGTTCATCACTTGAGTCATTGGGTCAAGCACCTTTGGATATTGGCGCACAGTTGGGGGGAAGAACTGCACAAGCTGGCGCTAATGTTGGACAAACACTATTCCAAGGTGGTATTTTGGGCGCTAGAACCAATCAAGCGGCATCTGGATTTAGTCCTACTGGCACTGCATTGACAGGCTTGGCAAACAGCCCTGAAGCACAACAGGCGTTGGCTCAATGGTTGAATAGTGGCGCAGGTTATGGAACCAACACCCGCCAACTTGATACAAACGCTAATTTCTAAGGATAAATCATGGCATCAGAAATTGTTGGAAGTTTGTTTGGGGTGACTCCTGAGTTGTATCAAGAACAGCGTGACTTGATGCGTCAAAAGCAAGCAATGGAGTTTGCTCAAGCTGATCCACGGGCACAAGCTACTTTTGGGCTGTATCGTGCTGGTCAACAAGTAGGCCAAGCCTTGGGTGGCTTGATGGGTGTAGAAGACCCAGAATTGGTCAGAATCAGACAGCAACAACAGTTGACCAGAGGATTGAACATCAATGATCCTCAGTCTATTGCTCAAGCGGCTCAAAGAGCAAGTGACATGGGCAATACCCAATTGGCTTTGCAATTGACCAATTTGAGTGATCAGGCTTTGGCTCGTCAAGATGAGTTGCGTAAGCGTCAGATGGGTATGGAGTCATTAGCTAGAAGTCAACAGGCTAGACAGTTGATTTCATCCAACTTGATGATGACCCCAGAAACTATTTCAGGCCAATCTGTTGCAACTGTTCCTGAAGTTGATGAACAAGGATACCCATTGCGTTCTGCTGTTACGGGTTATAAGCCAGCAGAGTTCAGGCTCGACTATGAACGCATTGCTCCTGTTTTGTTGCAATCCCCAGAGGGTCGTGCAGAACTTGAGGCACTAGCCAAAACTCAGAAGGCGGCTGCTGACTTACAAAAAGCAAATCAGGAAGCACTTAAAACTGGCGCAGAGGCAAGGATTAAGGGTGCTGAAGCTGATGTGGCCCCAACAGTTGCACAAGCTGAAGCCGCCAAGAAGGTTGCTGATGCAACAGTTGCACAGGCAAATGCAAAATTTGCTTATGATCTTGCACAACTAAAAGTTACGCAAGCGACATGGGATGTCAAAAACATCAAGAGTCAGATTGGAGAAAGATCAACAAAACTTGGTCTTGATACTGTATTGACTAACGCCAGAGTCACTGAGATTTATGCCAACATCAACAAGAATCTCAACGAGGTTCCAGCAGATGTCCGCAAGTCAATCAATGAAGCGGCGGTGGCTTCTGGCACAAACAAACAGGCGGCGATCCAGTTCAATGACCTAGCCAATCGGATTCAAACCTCTGGTGGCAGTTATGGCGCTCTTGGGACTTTGGATGAGTTCTTGAAGAAGACTGGTGGTTTCCAAGATGGAATAACTGGTATGCGCCAGGAATACACCAGACTAATAAATCAGGCCGCAATCAAGTCATTGCCTCCCGGCCCCGCCACTGATAAAGACATTCAAATGGCATTGTCAGGGTTTCCACCAGCAAATGCAGACCCTATGTTTGTATCTCAATTCTTGCGTGGCATGGCTAAATTGCAAGACATTGATGCCGCTGTGAATAAGTCTAAGACTGATTGGTTGGCGCAAAACAATGGTGTCTTGGGTCGTGCTAAGAATACCTTTGTCACTGGTGACTATGCCGCAAGACCTGGGGAAACCTTTGATGAGTTGTCTGGGCGAATTGCTGAAGACATGAACAAGCGTTATTCTTTGGCATCTCCAGAGGGTCGCAGACAGGCTAATGTCTCAATGATTCCAGGTCAGTCAGGGCCGACAACTAGAGGCACAGGGCAGAATGTTATGCAAGAGGCGATTTCAATTATTCGTGGAGGCAAACCATAATGGCATCAGCACAAGAGTTTGCCGCTTGGATTGTTGAGAACCAATCTAAGCGTGGGACTCCAGAGTTCAACACAGTTGCACAAGCCTTTGAAATGGCTAGGCAACAAGAGAATGTTGGAGCAACTCAAGCCCAAGTAAGAACCCCAGAACCTGAAACTGGTGGCATTGCCCGTCAGTTGGTTGGTGCTGGTGAGACTGCCTTGACGCTTGGAACAGGCATTGTTGGCGGAACTTTCGGCATGATTGGTGGCGGGTTGACGGGTCTTCTCGAGCAAGTCAAAGCAGGTAAGTTTGGCACTAAAGAGGCCGCAGACGCAATTGAGAAATCAATTCTTGCTGGCGCACAACGCTATACCTATATGCCCACTACCCCAGAGGGTCAGGAGCAAGTGCAAGCCATTGGCAAGTTGGGCGAGATGTTCCCTGCTGTTATGCCAACCATCACGGCCCCAGGCGCAGTAGTTCAGGCCACAAGACAAGCCGCACCGATTGTTGAGGCAACGGCACTCAGAGGTGGGGCGGCGGCACAACAAGCCGCCAGAGCCGCCGCTGTGCCGTTCCAGCGTGGCGCACAGGCAATCAAAGAAGGTCTTGGATTTGAAGCTGAAGTGCCAACTGCCATGGGTGGCAGGGCATCTGGCGGTGCGGCGGCAACTCAGATGGAGTTGCAACGCATGACAACAGCGGCTGGTTTGAAAGTACCTGTGGAGTTAACCAAAGGTGCTGCTGGTCGTGAGGCTGGACAATTGGCTTTTGAGAAAGAGCAGATTAAAGGCCCATTGGGTGCACCATTGCGTCAAAGGGCAGAAGAAAACAATCTGCAAATCTTGCAAAACTTTGATGCTTTGCTTGATGAAACTGGTGCTGCTGATGCCATGGCTGGCCCTTATGCGTCAGGAAACAAAGCCATTGATGCCTTATCTCAAGGTTGGAAAGATGCTAAAACCAAGACAAGAAATGCCTACGCAGATGCAGAACAAAAAGGTGAGTTGGCGGCTCCAGTTACTTTGGACAACTTTGCAAAGCTGATCAACCAAACAATCCCAGAGTCTGAGGTTGCACCAGTTTTGAAGGTTGCCAAGCAAAAAGGTATTCAGCTTGGCATTTTGGAAGAATTGCCAGATGGAACTGTGCAAGCATTGCCAGCAACCTTAAAAGATTCTGAGTTGTTGCGTAGATCAATCAGCAATGCAACTGGATTTGAACCAACAAACCAATTGTTTGGTCGCCAGATGAAGACTTCTTTGGATGAGGCTACTGCTGGCCTGGGTGGTGACGCTTATGCCAAAGCTAGAGCATTGCGTGAAGAACAAGGTAGGAAATATGAAAACAGGGCAATTGTTGCCAATCTAGTCACCAAGCGCAAAGGGATGGATGACCCGAAAGTTGAGGCAAGTAAGGTATTTGATCGTTCAATCGTCAATGCCTCGCCAGAGGAGATCACCTTCTTGAAGCGTGTTCTCATCACCAGTGGGGATGATGGAAGACAAGCCTGGAAAGAGTTGCAGGGTGCAACCATCAAGCATATTGAGGGTCTTGCCACTCAAGGAATGCAGACAGATTCGTCTGGTCGCCCGATTGTTTCGGTGGCAAAACTCAATCAAGCAGTCAATGCACTTGACGCAAACAATAGGCTTGACATTGTTTTGGGTAAAGAAAAAGCCCAGATGATTCGTGACTTGAATGAGGTCGCCAAGTATGTCAATACAGTGCCGCCAGGAACTCTAATCAACAACTCTGGGACTGCTGGTGCATTGATGGCGGCTATGGGTGAGGCAGGTGCAACCGCCGCCCTGACGGGTCTTCCACTGCCTGTCATTAGCATCCTCAGAGCCGCCAATATGCAGATGAAGAACAACAAGACAAAGGCCAAGATCATGGCATCTTTGAATCGTGCAGAAAAAGAAGCGAGTATAAACAAAGCAAGAACAGAACCTTGATAGGGGCACAAGATTGATCCTCTCACCCTTCTGGCGATGGCAAATGGCTGTGTCGCAGCCATTCGCAAAGGCTGTGAACTCTATAAAGAGGTCAAGGGAACTGTTGCCGCAGCCCAAAAGACTGTTAAAGAGGTCACGGCTATTGCTGAAGAAGTGGGTGGTTTCTTTGGGTTCTTCAAGAAGAAAAAGCCTCAACCCACAGCCCCTGTTGTTGCTCCCAAAGCGAAAAAGGCTGAAGCCGAAGTTTGGGATGAGAACAAGGTTGTATCTGACTTGGCGGCAAATCTGTCACAGTTCTTCAAGGTTCAGCAACAATTGGCTGACCACATTCGAGAAGAAGAAGAAAAGTCTAAGACTGTTTATGACCCAAATCAGAACATCATGGAAGCGGCATTAAACAGGGAACTTGCAAAGACCCAGTTTGAGAAGTTAGCCAAAGAGATTCGTGAGATTATGGTGTATCAAAGCCCACCTGAGTTGGGGAACTTGTATACACGGGTGAACCAGATGAGGGTCATCATCATTGCTGAACAAGAAGAAGCAAGGTTGGCTCAAGAAAAGAAACAACGAGAGGTTGAATGGCAACGCAGAAGGGTAATAAGCGCAATACAGGACAAGGCAATCTACGGGGCAGTCTGTTTAGTGTTCGTCCTGTACCTAGTCCTATTCTTCAGCCTCCTAGTGATGGATCGAAAGGTAAGATGGGGTTTCTAGTCGCATTAGTTGCTATGGTGCTGGTCTTTGTCCTACTGCTTCCGCTGTTGGGAAGCATCTACTACGACACATTGGCTGCACAAAAAGAAAGCAAAATGCAGATTGAGCGCATGGAACGACTACGCCAACAACTAGAGTACGAGCGTCAACAAATGGAGAGGCAACGCAATGAGTCAAAATAGGTTTCTATGGGGTGTAATTACCATCTCATTGCTGTGCGTTATCTTGTTGGCAGGGTGTGAAGATAGATACCGATATGCCTGTCAGAACCCAGATAACTTTGAACTCAAAGAATGCCAGAAACCCAGATGCCTGTTCACACAAACCTGTCCTGAATACCTTGTAGCCCCTGTTTTGACAAACAAAGTTGAAGAAAAGAAGGTTGAAGATGCTAAAAAGTAAATTAACCCCTGAAGAAATTGAAGTCAG